TTTTGTTGAGAGAAATGACGGAGATCTAATTTAAATTTTACAGAAACATTTTGATCAGATGAATCTAAAGCATTTAGATGGAGTTGAAAAACTACGTGGAAAGTGAAAGAGCCTAAGAGGGAAGATGAACGCTAAAAATCTAACCTAATGGTAACCAGATTCACAGTAACAAGTCGCTATAATGGAGCTTTGTCATTGTCGTACAGAATATCCCACGGACCAGGCTGGTCGTATTTCATGAAAGGAGTTGAAACACGGGGCTGATCACGCAGAATGGGAGCGGCGGGTTGGGTAATGGAATGGTAATGTTCAATTGTAAAGAGTTCTTCAGGTAAAAGAGGAGAGGTATCAAAAAAGGTATCTCCAATCTTAGCAACACGAGTCTCATCAAATAACGCTCTCGAAAAAGCATTAAAATCATTTGGGTACTGTGTAGCTTCAAGTAGAGCACTTCGAACTGAACCGGTAAACTGGGCAAGAGCAAGGTTGGCAGGAGACAGAGTAAAGGTGAGCATCTTAACGAGTGAATGGGGATCTAGAGGGGCTAAAATCTTCTCAGAATCTTGGACAAAACGTCTCTTGAAGAAAGTAACATTCTCTATCCCTGGAAAATCAGTTGTCTGAACTGACTTATCAGCACTGGTATAAACCATGCCGATTTCGGAATACACTCTGGTAAGGTTGGGCATATTGTAATTGGGGCAGGAATCGTCAACAGCAGTAACAACATCATCGCCACCTTTGAGGGTGGTGACATGGGCATCAAAATTCCAATCACCTTGAAGGTGATGGAATATAGAACGATCAATAATGCTGTTGATGAATGAGTTGTGAATGAAGGTCATCAAATTTCCGGAAACGTGGCCTTTGTTCCATTGAAGAATGAGGTTTCCCATTACTACTAAAGGGTTAGTATACTCGCGTGTGAAGGTGTAACTAGAATAAATGTCCTGCGGAGAATAGCCAGCGTAAGCCAGAAGGCTTAAGCTGACATCACAGGCAGCGCGAACTGATTCTATGGGAACAGTCAGATCGTAATCTGAAAAGTCACCATCGAAAACATTAGTCCTAGAACGTTCAACGAGAGCGGTGTAAAGGGATCCCCACTCAGAGTAGGGATTGATGCCTTGCATGCATTCAGTGAGGAGAGGAAATTGGGAGCAAATGGAAACAACAGGAAGGAAAATGGCGCGGGAAAGGAGCATATTTAATAAATCAGAGATATAAAAAAGTCTGCTCTTATCTTTGGATTTCTTAACGACTTCATCTTTCATGGAGGCTTGGAAAACAGTATCTGGGGGAAGGCCTATCTTCAGATTCTCAATAGCTTCATCAAACAACTGTCTGATTTTGGGGTCAACTTTGACAGTCCCGTCTAGCTCTTTGGATATGTAGCGGGACTTTTTGCCAGGATATAAATATCCGGCGGAAGCATCGAGAAAAATAGAATAAACTCCGGGGATTGATTGTCCT